GCCAGCCCAAACAGGAGCCAACAGGGAGCTAAAACTGCGGGTCGGTATTACGCGCACGTAGGGAAATGCTAGTGAAGACTTTTATTTGTTCGTGAAAATACTCTGATGACTGATTACTCTGATTCTCTGATGCTTTTTATACCCGCTCTTATATTCGCGCGGCATCTTTCAAAAAACTTTTTTTATTGTTCACTACGTTTTTTCCTACGCGCGTGTAATACTGCCTGCTCAACCAATCGGAGAACTGATATGGCAGACCATGCTGGTAATGGGCGGGAAAAACGAGACGCGGTTTACATGAAACGGTCAGAAGACGCCCTGATGATCAAAAAGCGCTTTGGCACGTTCAAGACTTTTTTTGAGCTGGCCCAGCCGGTGCTTGGCGGGAATGTGGTTAGCAGCAACCGTATGACCATGCTGCTGAACGGCTACCCCAGCACGGAGAAAGAAATCCGCGCCATGGAGTCGGCCATACGCTTGTATGTGCACCAACCGATGAAAGTCGCCCGTGAGCTACTGGAAGATGTGCAAAAGAACGGTGCCTGCGTCCGGCCGCTGCGCCCAGACGAAGTAATGGCCATTGCACGCGCCCTGCTGCCGCTTGACGAGGTTTCAGGCTAAAAGGTAGGCCAACGTACTGGGTACAAATAAAATCGCTCACAGCGCACTACAGCGCCTCACAGAACTGGGGAACGAAATGTACACACTGGACACAATGACCACCTACGTGCAGGGAGAATACTTCACCGTGGGTGAGGTGCAGAACCATTTGCGGGTCAATGACGTTGAAGCCAAGGCTTACTTGGCGGACATGATCAAAAAAGAGCAACTGCGCGTGGTCAATGTCGAGCTACGCAGCGGCCCCTTCAAGACAAAAGAGTTCTTTGTTCGCAGCAGCCCCGCCCAAAAGCGAGCAAGTGGCTCATGGCGAAAAGGCCGCTTGCCATACACCGTGTCCGACCACTACCAGCCAGACTACTACTGAGGGGTGATGGCCCGCACATAGTTCTGGCAGGACTCAAGCAAGGCCACTACTTTGTCGGCGTCTGCTCCGATCTGTAAAGCCACTCGCTGACGCGCTGCAGAAAGTCCTGCTTCACGGGCTTCATCATCTGCTGGGACGGAGGCGGCGGCTGCGGACAGCTGGCGCTTACAGCCGGAGAGGTCGTCTCGCAGCCTTGCAGCGCCAGACTCAGCAAAAGCAATACTGGTTTCCAGTTCATTGCGGGTTTCCTCTAAACGTTCGTTGAGCAGGTCAACAGTGGCAATGGTCGATCGCCCCCACTCTTGTTCTACTTGGCGGGTTTCCTTTTCTGCCCTGTTCATCGCCTCAACTGCAGCGATTCTCTCTGTGTCCCACTCAGACTGCACCGTGCCCACGCCTACCGTTCGACCAACAAGGAACGAGACAGCAATGGCCGCACCAAGCCCCGTAAGAAAAATCCAAATCTTAGTTCCCACGAAAATTCTCCACTGTGTTTCCGATGGTAAAACCGATGTAAAGCACCATGGCCATGTTGGCCCACTGTTCGCCGTCTATTTTTCCGAACCCTATAAGGGCCGTGGAAATCAGCGCCAGCAGCACAGCGAGTATGAATTTTCGGGACAGCATCCGTTTGATTATGTCCTCGCTCATTCCAACAGCATCCTTGGCCACCAACGGCCGATGATTTTTTCCACGTAATCGATCGTTTCCGTACTGTGCCGACCAGTCACTTGTGGCAAGCATGGAATGATCTGCCGGTATAAATTTTGGCCATCGCAAAGGCTTTGCGCCCGTATCAAGTGGCCAGCGCCAGCGTTGTAGCTCGCCGCCGCCAGCATGTACCTGTCCATGCTGGGTCTTGGCGCTTTCCACGTTCTGTGGAGCCGCCCCATGTAATAGCCCGCAGCCATAATGGAGACTTCTGGAATCCAGAACTGCTCCTGCGAGTACCCCAGAACGCGGCCCACATCACCAGCAGTACCCGGCATAAACTGGCACATACCAAAAGCCCCAACAGGGGAAACAGCAAGGTGATTCAGGCGAGATTCCTGCCAGCACTGGGCCTTCAACAAGCGCCAGTCAGTGCCGACAGGCAGGAATTGCGTAGTAGCCCGCTCAAACTCAGCGTCCCACCGGTCAGGAAAGAATTGACCCCACGATAAAGGCGTAAGCAGCAAGCCGCACAGCAAAATAACCGAGGCGCACGTTTGGTTCAGCTTTGGCAAGCGTTTCATCGAATCGGTTACCCGTGCGACTGTTTAAGTAGCGCAGAGTGTACGTCATAGCGATCACTGCTGTCACAGACAGCGCTAATTTGAACAGGAACTGTGACAGCGCTAACGTAATCATACGGCGTTCACCGGCAGCCACCAGCGATCAAAGGTGCTGTCGCGTCCCGGCTCAGTCGCGTTGCTGGCAAGCTTGGACTGATAAACCCAAATTGCGCCGCCGTCATTGGGGTTGTCGTGTGTCACAAGATCATCCATGACGTAGGCGTCCTGAGCGCCTGTTGGCTGCACCCACGGCTGCGGGCCGGCTGCTGGGTCACGGTACTTGGTGTACAGCGCTGGCACTGTGTCAGGCGTCCAATTGGGCTGCGCCGTGTGCGCCTGCACAACTTTGTACAGCACGCCTTCGTAGCGCAGCTTTTCGTCCAGCGCATACGCTTTTGTGCTTACCCAATCAGGGTAGAGGTAGGCAATGTCAGCAAACTGCTCCTCGCTCAGCCCGTCCAAATCCGCGTCCGTGATAGAGCTGCGCAAAGTGATTGCTTGGGCTACCACCAGAGCGTTCGCCTGACGAACGGCCACTGGAATCTCGGCCACAACAACAGTCGGCGGTGACCAAACGCCTCCATCACGCGACCAACCAATGCCAACACCCGGCAAAGGCGAGAGGTCAATCCACTCACCACCAAAAAGAGAAACGGCTTCGGCAACAGACGCAGCCAAAATCACGTTCTTGATAACATCGTTTTCGACCTTTGCTAATTCCATTCTCGCCCTACTCCGTTATTCAAACCACGTTATGATTACCGCACCAGCCGCACCAGCCGCACCAGAACCAGTGAGCGTTGGGCTGTTTTCGTCAGACCGTCCACCACCACCGCCAGCGCCATAGTGTCCGGTGTCTCCCGGCAGACCGTCATAGGGGGCTGTTTCACCACCAACGCCACCACCGGAGCCGAAATAAGGGCTGTTTCCACCGGTTCCACCGTAGCCCACCCCAGAGTTAATAACTCGTCCGCCCCCGCCGTCAAAGCCCTTTGTGCCGAATGTAAAAGTGGCCCCACCGCCTTCGCCACCGAGTACTGACGTCGTGGCTCCTTGGAAACGGCCAGCAAGTCCCCTTCCGCCACCACTAACAGACAGAACACGACCATCTACCGTAACAGACGAATCACCGCCCGCTGTGCCGTTGGTGCCTACAGTAGTGGTTGTTTCAGCCCCACCACTTCCACCAGCGCCAACAGTGACAGCTATGTTTCCAGAAAGCCCCATAAGCGGAATATCAAGAAGGCCACCACCACCACCAGCGCTACCGCCAGCTAACCATGCCAAGGTGCTTGAGCCGCCTGCGCCACCACCTCCACCACCGCCGCCACTAATTACTACCGCCCGGGCAGCGGTAACCCCAGCAGGGCGAACCCACGTGCCAGAAGACGTAAAAACCTGTGTTTTGAGGGACTGTCCGGCGATAATCCCAGAAATAGGCCCGTCAAGGTTGTCCAGCAACGCGGCTCTGGGGTTTGTCCATGTGGCAGTAGAAAGCGCGGTGGCTGCTGCAGCACGTGAGGCAACCGTGGCGTCCAGCCGGTCAAGGTTGGTGGCGCGAGTGGCTGTAAGCCTGTCCAACAGCAGCTTGATCTTTCCCGCAACACCAATAAGCGGCCCAATACTCATTCAACACCTCGTTGTCATGCGGCCCAGACGGCGTTACTGACTATGCCAGCAGCACTGCCGTAGGTAAAGTTAAGTGTACCAATGCGGTCATAAACCGACCCGCTATTCTCCGAGTAATCTACCACATGCTGCGTCACAGAGCCTTCACCATTTCCAGATGCTCCATACGAACAGGTGATTCGCAGCCACTGAGCGCCTTTTTTATAAAACAGGAACTGCGGACGCTCGCTGCTACCCGACCCAACAACAAGCGAGTAATCCCAGCCAAACAGCAGCCCCATAAAAGAGCCTTCGTGCAGGGCTTGTACGTTTTCCCGTATCAACGTAATCGCATTAGAGCCAGCGATCGTGGGCGTGTTGTCGCCGAACTGACGCGCTGGTGAACCGCTCCACGTGATCGCAGTAACGGTGTTTTCCGCGTCATAGGTGAAAGCTTGTGTGCCCATAGCCACATAGCCCGAACCAGAAGTAGCGCGATACGTCCAAACAATCTGGGTAATCCTGCCCTTTGAAACGTCCCATGTGACCGCGCCATTAACGCGCTCTGGGCCGACACCTGTTTGCCAGCCAATCGTTGTGGGGTGCTCCGCAGTTCCCCCGCTCTGCGAGTAGTCCCAGAACGCTGCCATGTTCGTAACGGCTTCGTCACGTGCCGCCATGGAGTTTTGGCGAATGCGATCGACCGTCACCAGCGCAATCTCACCAGTGGCAACAGGCTTGGAGCGATCAACAGTCAGCCCGTCAAGCTCGCTGGCCCAAGAAACCACGGTAAAGTTGCCGCTGCCGTCCCACGTGATTGTCTCTGTGCCGATAGCCCGCCAGTCGCTGTCAATGTTGGCGTCTGAACGCCATAGCCAGAGTATTTCTGTTGGGCCATACGTGCCCCACGTGACCGAAGCCCGCAGCTGTTCCAGTCGCCCAAAGGGGTCTGTTCGCTCCCACCACCAATACTGTGGTTCCTCAACGGAACCGGTTCCAGTCGTGGGATAGAACCGCCAGCCCGCAAAGTTGCCAGACACAACAGCGTCCCTGATCGCCTGCAGGTTTTGTTCAGCAGTCGTGACAATAGCCGTAACGGCATCGTCTGCAATCGGCGTGTTGGGAACGAACGGTGTATACGGCATTAAACGCCCTCAAAGCCCCAGATGAAGCCGGAAGATACCAGAGTCCCCGGCGACACGGCACTAAATATCAGCACGTCAAACGATGTGACGCCACCAATGACCACGGCATCCACCACCGGAATCACGGCAACAGCGCTGCCGCTAAACACCGGCGTAACAGTGATATTTTTGTACGCGCTGTATCCATTAGCCATGGTGACGGTGACAGCGCCGGCAGAAGAAGAAGTCGCGTTGCCCGTCTCCGTGCGAGTCACCGCGTCAATACGGAAACTGGCCTGCGGCACTTCAATCCGTGCAATGCCAACGCCTTCAAAGCGCATGTATGTCTCACCACCGGCACGCTTAACAGACAGGTTGGTGTAGTCAGTAAAAGACCCGCCAGTATCCGCAATGCCAAATAGGGGCACGATGCCACGGTAGTTTTTGAAATCGGTGCTGGCACGCCAGTCGCCTGCCACATCGTAGCCAATGGCAAACGTCTCTGTTTGGTACACGAAGTCTGTTGCGGGGTTTGCTTGGTACTGTGCCATGGGTGCAGTAAAGGCGGCCAGCGAACCGGAACCAAACAGGTCATCCCATGTTTCACTGGCGGAGTTGGTGTAAATAATCTCGTTGGCCTCACGGACTTCCCTGACGCGATGAACCCGCGCATCCAGCAGGTCGCTGTCAACGAACTCGCCCTCAGCAACCAGCAAGCTGGAATCGTCCAGCGTGACCTCAAACGAAATGCGCAGAGCGTTGACCGATGATTGGTCAACGGAGTCACGTGCCTTAATCAAAAAATCCCAAACACCCGGTGGTATCTCTCGCGTCTGGTAGCGCAGCGAGTCAACAACGTTGATTGTCTGGGCATTCTCCCATGTTACGCCGGCTGTGCCGTAGCGAAGCTCGTACCCCACAATATCCAAGTCAATGGCTTCTTCCCAAGCAAACAGCGCCAGCCCGCCAACCTCATAGCCAGTGAACGCCGGAACATCACTGGGAATCAGAAGCTTGCCCAGCGGCGTTATGTCTACCGAAGCAGGGGGGCTTTGATACAGGCCGGTGACCGCGATAACTTCAACAGTGTAGCTGGCCCCTTCTTCCAATGGGCCGTACGCAGTCTGAGTCCCCGCCTCCTGAACAGAGGCAATGACCACACCGCCCAGCTTGTACCGGACGATGTACCACTGAACATAGGGGCTTGGAGAGGCGTCCCATGTCACAGAAACGCGGTTGTCCCACTCACCGTTGCGGCGCTTGTACACTTCTTCTTCCAGCACAATGCCCGTAACAGCAGGTGGCGTAGTGTGCACCGGCAGGTTCGTGTCTGGGAAAGAGGCGTTGGCTTGTACCGCGTCCGAAAACAGCTCTGGCTGATATTCGCGGAACACCACACGCCAAATACCCGCCGTCTCAGCGTGCTCAAAACCAATGATCTGCATTGGCTTACTGGCTAGGCCAATGGGGTGCGATATTTCGAGCACGTCCCCCAGCTGGTATTCCAGCCCCTCGTCCATCACCGTTACTGCAGCAGTCAAATCAGCAAGCCGCTCGTTCACGCGCATGATCGCTTCTCGGCGAGCCATGTTGTAGGAGTGACAGCCCGTAAGCTGAACCCTAGACAGCCTGCGCGGTACATTTCCACTGACTTTTTCTGTGGCCTCGCGCGTTCGGTAGTCGCCCTCTGCATCCGTGAACTGAACAGAAACCACCGTGGCAGTTTCATTCTGCTTACGCTTGCGGAGGCTCAACGAAACAATTTCGTCTGGCCCTATTGTGCCGCTCACGGGCTTTTTTGAGTACGTAATGAACACCAGCTGTCCGTCTTCCCAGCCGTGAACGCAGCCACTGTAGGCGCGAACGTTTTCCAGCAGGTTGTCTGTTTTTTCCGGTGTGAAGTAGCTCATGCCCATGCTTCTGCGGGGGCCGTTATCGTTTGGCAGAACATCGTTGTTCCAGTTGGCCGCGTCTCTGGCTGCCGCCTCGTTTACCGCCCAACCCAAGTGCTCTTTCATCACAAAAGCGCTGTAGTTTACGGGGTTTTCTGTGGCCTGCGCCGTAACCCTGTCCACGGCCTCCATCTGCGCGCCATAGGCAATCAGTGTTTCGCCTACCGTAGTGCTGTTGGGGCCAAAGCCGATCGTGTGCGAGCTTGCCGGTGCAGCAGGCGTGAACAGCAAGCGCACCACGTTATATTCGGAGAATTCCCGATAATCAATAATTGCGTGATCGCCCAACGAAGTAGTGCTGGTATTGCCCACGGCAAACGGCATGGATGCTTGTGTGAAGTCAAGCGCCAGACTCAAGCTGTCTGTATTGTTGCGCAGCAGCAACGACATTTTACCGCTGGTGCCCCACTGAAAATACAGGGTCAGCGCAAACTCAGCAGGAACGCCGGACGCGAAAACAAAGTTGGCTCTGGCTGCAGCAGACCCCGCAGAAGCCACCGTGGTTTTCTCAAACTCGCCTATAAACTCGCCTGTCTGGGTGACCACGGCGCTGCTTTCCACTGACCATCCAGCAGCACCGATGTGCGCCGCGTTGGTGATCAGGTTGCGATCGCCGACAAGCGCTTCCGTGAATTCAAACGGGGAGTGGGTGTCTACGCGAGGCACCATGAGGCCGTCAATCTCGACCTCAACGCGAGGAAAACCTTGCGAGCTGTTGATAGGAGCCTTGATAACCAGATACGCGGAACCCCGATAGTCGTCATCAAAGCCGCTTATAACAGCCGCCAGCAGTGGGTCAGGGTTTTGTGTGTCCGTGCCGGTATACGTGTTTACTTGCGCCCCAGCGGCCAGCAGGAAGCCATCAGTGGGGTTGTTGATGTCTCTGTTATCGATGAGTACCGAGCGGAAGCCCGCAATCGGCCCTTCGCCGACCATGTAGGCCACGTACAGGAAATTGGCTTCGCTGGTTATGACAAAAGGCTTGGCGTAAAAACGGTCGCGGCCGAACGTCACCGGAATCGCGGTGTTGGTGCCAATAAACGTGGCGTCCCTTGGCTCTTTCTGCTTTTCGCTGACCTTGTTGATGCTGCCGGCAGAAGGCAAGGAGAAATTAGTGCCGGGGTATCTGGCCCAGCCACGAATCTTCAACCCCTCTGGGGTCATGTGGTCGCCGTAGGTCAAGCCATTCGTTAAAAGCTCAGCACCACTGCCTAGACGGGCGGCTTGCCAGTTGGGAGAAAGCACGAATTGCGCCACGGCTTAGATCGCTCCTACAGCAACAACGCTTACGTTGGCATATCCGCCACGGTCGGGCTTGATTGTTGGGTGCCCAGCAAAATAACAGGGGTAGGGGTTACCATCGAACTGGTACATAAAAGTAAACGGCAGGGAGCGGTTCACGTTGTAAAACGTAAGCAGCTCGTTGACCTCGGTTTGGTTCAGGTAGTGCGCGATCGAAACCGTAAATTGCGTCTCAGAAAAGTACCGGCGAATGCGATACCTGCCCGAAATAACCTGCTGAACAGAAGTGCCATCCAAGCCCTTAACTTCTGTGCCAGTGATCTGTGTGAACTCAGGGTATGTGGCCACTATTCAGACTCCAAAAGGAATTTCTCGTCCCCCCAGTCTATCACTGTGCCCGAAACAGGGAGGTGATTAAATCCCCCTTCGTCCGTGCAGTAGCGGTTTGGGTAGAAGTAGCTGCCGCCAATGGTGGAAACTACGTCCAGAACCAAGGCATCGTCTGTGATGTTTGAGGGTTCAAGTGTGCCCTTGAGCACTAGGACGGGGGTTGCGAAGTCTACTCCATCAAGGTCATAGGTCAGCCACACGCTAACCGGTGTGTCTGCAATGGTGTTGTTAAGCGCCAGAGAAACAGCGCTGCCGTTGTAGTTCGGAAGCTCTATTCTTGCCGACTCAAGCCCCTGCTCAGTCCAAGTGGCACCCAACACGTTGACCGTGCCAGTCAGGTAGGTTTCCCCGTCAAAAAAGACCGTCTTCCCCTCGGACAAGTAAACAGCGCCAGTGCCAAACTCAATGCGCACCAAATGAAAAGGCGCAACAACGTTTTGGCCCAGCGCGGTGAGCGTGTCACCAGCAACTTCCCGACTCATGACGCAAGCACCGCGTTACCGCTGCTGTCTATGCGCACGTTGACGTTGAAACCGGCAGCCACTGCCGCCTGAATCTGTGCCGCAGACATTTGGAACGAATTCGTTGCCGCCGCCATATTTGCCGCGCTTTCAGCCATCTTAGCGGCTTGATCGTCCAGCATAGCCATGACCCGCGCGTTCACTTCGTCTTGCGTCTTGGAAAGCGTTTCGGTGGCCAGTTCCAGCTGTCGCTGAGCAATCTCGTTGGTGCTTTCCAACAGCACCGCGAATTCTTCTGCGCGATCAGCGCGTTCGTCTTCGGGTATGGCGTTGAACAGACTTCGGCTGAGTTCAGCAATGCTACCCACAAGCTCCGCAATACGCTCTGGGTCTAGCGCCGTGTCCAGTTCAGATACAGCACTGTCCAGCTGCGACTGCCGCTGCGTGGTCAGTTCCTCCGCAGTCAGCACCGAGTCCCGAAAGTACGCCGCAGTGTCGGTGGTCATCTTGTCGATTTCGCCAGCGATCACCTGAATGGCCAAGGCCATTTCGTAGGCCGCCGCCTGACCCAACAGCAACGCGCTGCTCAGTGCCTGCGTGGATTCCGTTGAGCCGTCATAGCTGTCAATCATTTCGTTGATTGAGCCGATCTGCAGGCTGTAGCTTTCCGCGATAGTCCGCCCGCTCGCTTCCAACTCAGCAGCGAACTCAGCTGCGGCAATGCCAACTGGGTTGATTTGAACAAGGTCGGTTAGCTGGCGCAGCGAATTGATGTAGTCCACCCGCTGACCAAGATCGCCCTCAAACAGCAACGCCAGCTCTTTGACCACTGGCACCATGTCTGTGGCGGTCTTGATAATGCGGTTCAGAACCTCATCCATGAGGCTTTCAATGTCGTTGTAAACCACATCGTCTAGCTTTAGTGGGGACTTGTTGCCGCGAGATATGGTCATGGTCGTGCCCGACCCACCAACCGCAGCAGACAGCGCCAAAACAGCGGCAGACACGGCTTTCATAGGGTCTTGATACTCGCCCCGCTTGGTGCCCCACAGGTTGGCCTCGCGTGTGCCGGTGTTAATGCCGACACCACCGATGCGGTTCTTGCTGGAGCCGAAAGCAGAATCAAGAGCCCCGCCGATGGCCCCGCCGATAGCAGCACCCCAATGCCCACCGAGGAATGCGCCGGCCGTGCCGCCGATACCCGCACCCCAGTTGCTGTTGGACGTGCGGCCCGTGAGGGATGAACCCAGCGCGTTACCGGCCATGCCGCCCAGAATCCCTGCCCCTGCGGTCAGCGCGCCACCTGCAAGGAAACTGGTTGTGCCACCAGCCCCCTGGATACCCAGCGCAGAGAGTGCGTTGTAGCCCAGTTGCCCTGTGGACCCGAGAAACGCCCCCGTCTGTGCGCCGAGACCAAGGGCACTACCCGCCCCAGCAATGCCGCTGATGAGAGACCCACCCGTGCCGATCGACAGCAGGGAACCAAGCCCGCCAAGGCCAGACGCCCCACTTGCAGCACTCGCAGCGCCCGATACACCACCGCCCGTCAAAGCCGTACCAATAGCGATCATGATTGGCTTAGTAATAGCCATGTGCGCCATTTCAGCCAGCATCTGCTTGAAGCCATTCAGTATGCCGTCTCTGAATTCGGAGAAACCGTCAAATGCACCACGCCACGCGTCAGCAAACGCCGCATCAACCCGCTCAACAGCGGCTTCCATGGCCTCAGCCCATACGTTAGTCGCTGGAACGCTTTCCTCCATCTGCTCGCGCAAATACTCAGCTTGAATCGCTGCCTGTTTCTCAGCTTCGGCCGCGTCATACAGCGCACCAGCCATTTCGCCGTAGGCCGCTCGTTGCTCGTCAGTTGCGCTGGCATTCAGCCGCCGTTCAGCTGTTGCGACAACAACCTCCCGAGTAGTCTTGCCCAGCATGGAGTATTCAAACTCCTGCTCCTCTATCAGGTCAGCAGTAGCCGCGCGCAGTTTCTCGTTGGCCACTATTTGCTTGTCAATTTCGGTAACCAGCGCCTTTTTGTCCAGCAGCATTTTCCCGCTAGTCTTTATGGCAAGCACGTCAACTTCGTTCAGCTCCGTGCGCACTTTTACTTGAGCCTTGTGCGATTCCGTCAGCGTTTCTATTTCGCCCTTTAGCTTTTTGGCTTGTGCGGCCATTTCCTCAAAGCCATCGCTGGTGGGCTTCATGCCGTCCAACTTCTTCTGCAGAACAACCAGCTCCGCCTGCTTTGTAATGATTTCCGCTGTCGCACCGTCCACCCGCCTCATGGCTTCCGTGAGTTCGTCAACGTCCTCAACTACCAAGCCCATATCGCCGAGCTTCTTTATCAAAAAGGCCAGTCCCTTGCCCGCGCTGCCAATGGACATATCAAAGTCAAAGCCCATCATTCGCAGGGGGTCTAGCCACTCAAACTTTGAAGGCAGCTTCGCTGCCTCCACAACAAGCTGGGCTGTTTTAACCGTCAAATCGACAATGAACTGCGTCAACAGCTGTACGTCTGACCGAACTTGCGGGTCGGAAAGAATATCGTTGAATTGGTCAATAAACTCAACGGCCTCTGTCGTGTCAGCAGCGCCGAGCATGAGCAGCAGGTTGTTTCGTAGCTCGCCGAGAGCAAGTCCCGAAGTGCGGCCCATGTCGTCAAGCGCAGAGGCAAATTCATCGTTCATGGCAGTGGCCGCGCCCAACAGAACCTCTGTTGTAAGCTCGCCGTTGTCAGCCATGTCCTTTAGTTCAGCCGATGTTTTGCCCAGCGCATCGCCCAAAGCTTTGACGAATACCGGGGCACCTTTGGTCACGGAAATAAATTCCTGACCACGCAGTGTTCCAGAAGCCACAGCCTGAGAAAACTGGAGGATTACAGAGTTGGCCTCGCCCGTACTAGCATTAGACAGCCGCAAGCTAGTGGACAGCGCCGAAACCATGTCGTCCAGCTGCCCAGTCTCAAGAACCATGTCTCTGGTAGCCAAACCAAGCCGCGAATACAGGGTAGTGATGGAATCGATAGACTGCCCCGTTCTGTTGGACAGCTCGACCGTGCGCTCAAACATTTCGTTTGCTTCGCCTTGGCTCTTTGCCACTTGGCCCAGACGAATTTTGTATCCCTGAACCTTCTCTGACATGGTGATAATGGCGGTGGTGGCCGTAATAAGCGCTGAGGCAAGAGTCATGGCCACACGTACGCCAATCATCAAGCCCGTCCCAAGACGTGCACCCAGCAACTCAGCCCTTTCGGAAGCCAGCTGCTGTTGCTCCGCCATTTCTTTTGCTGCAGCGGCGGATTCTCGCTGCGGATTGACCGTGCCTTGAGCAGCTTTGCTTACTTTTTCGCTGCTGGCGGCGGCACGGTTACCCGCACCCTCCATATCGTTGAGCGACCGTTCTATCTTTTTTGTTTCGGTTTCAGCGCCGGAGCCGTCAACCTTAACTATTAGACTTGTTTCTACTTCGCTCATTCCGGTAGCACCTGTCTATTTCGCGCATTAAATCCACGAAATAGTATACGTCTGCAACGGGGTAATAGGAAAGGTACAGAGTTATCTCTTTAAGAGACACCCTGCTGACCCCAGAAAACCCCTCCTCGCACATTTCCTGCAACAAAAGGTACTGATTCAGCACCTTTATATCGTAGTTGTTTAGGTCGGGCTTACGTAGCAGTGCTGCTGGTGTGTAGGTGTCGGTGACCTGAGAAAGAAGAAAATCTTCATCAGAGCCACCGTATTCACCCACCCAAGCTAGGTAGCCGCCGACTTTTTTGCTGTGGCAACAACCTCGTCTTGACGGAAGTTTTCTTGATCGGTAGCGAACTCAAAAACAAAGTCCCGCACATCAGTGTTGTAGCGCAAAACAGCGGTAGCTGTCTCTTTTGAGTAAGGCAGTGGCCCTTCGTTTGTGGCCAGACCTTCCCAATCGAGCAAAATGCCCTCTGCCATGGCCGCGCAATGCAGCTCAATGGTCTTTTCGGTGGACAGCTTGCCCCGCGAAATCTTTTTGCGGTGCGGCGCTTCCAGCCGATCGGTAGATTTCAGAAAAGCAGGGTTACCGGCGCGAGCGATGCGGAACTTTACGCCCTCAGAATAAGTTACCCAAACACCTTCAACGTCCCGTTGACTCGGTTTAATTTCTACGAACATGGTTGTTCCCTCTCAGAACAAAAGTAAGGGGCAGCATCACGCCACCCCCTTTTTACCGCAGCCGTTATGCGCTGCGAGTGATACGAAGGCTGGTGCCAGTCACGCTGTCGAACAAGGCAGTGAAATTCAACATCAACATCACGTCAGTGTCTTTGCCAGTTACCGCAGGGTTCCCGTCATTGAACTTGACCTTGGGCAGCAAGAACGTGTGCGTGTCAACGCCGTCTCCCACTGTCCACTGAATCGCAGCAGCGGTGTTGTTGATCAGCTTGTTGTACATGGTAATGCTGTCGAAATAGACCTCAATGCTGCCCGTAATCGCAGCAGAACCAGCGGCCTGATCGGATGGGCCAATGCTACCGATGCCTTCAATGGGACGGAGGCCGTTGTCCAGCGTCAGCGAAATGCTCTTGACCACAACACCCGGTGCCCCACCGTCAATAGTGATAGACGAAACGTCACCAGAGCCGTTGACCACTTCCGTGACCGTGGCTGCGCCGATGCTGCCGGTGCCCACAAGTGATGTGGTAGAGGCCAAAGCCTCTTTGCCAGCGAACTCAAACGAGCCGGTGACAACAGCGCCGTAGGCAAAGTTGAGCGAAAAGCCCGAAACACGAACACCTTTGTACTGCAGGTACTGTGCTGGTGACCAATCGTCATACCCAACCTCGAGCGAAAAAGAGCTTTCGGTGGTGCCAACATCAAGCACGTTGGCTGTCCATGAATCATACATGGCCGATTCCAGAAGATCGTCAAACGTCTCCATGGAATACTCAATGCCCAAAGACCCCGAAACAGACTCGCCAACCTTAATCAGGTCACTCACCATGCGGTCGGCGCGAATCTCAGCCGAAACAACAGTGTTGGGGTTTGCAGCGAGGTTTTGCGAAACAAATCGCAGTGCCTGCCAGTCGGCAGAGTTTGATGGTGTTGTGCCGTAAGCAGTTTCGGGCACGTATTTTACGCTTACGCGGTTTGACTCAGACATTGCGTGTTCTCCTGAAAGGAATACTGATGTTCGTTTGGTGCCACCCGCCATTAATCCCAAGAGAACGCACGGAGGCTGTGTAGGCGACTATACCACTAAAGCGGGTGTGCTGGTAAAGGGCAACAAAGTCATCAGCAAAGCCATCAGCCGCGCCGGTTGCCGCGCCTTCTGGTACAAATACCTGCCCCACAATAAAGCCCCTGTCCTCGGCGTAGCCTGTGCTGCCGTCCAAGCCTTTTGTTCGCCCTTCGCCAAAAACAAGCGTTAAACGAATCCAAGGCCCGTCTGGCGGAGTAAAGGACAAGTTTTCAAACGCGATCGGAGTGGCCGTCCAGCCCAGCCGCGCACGCTCCTGCACCGCGATTTTCAGTTGCTTAAAACTCATTCAACACCCTTTCAATGGACAGCTGAACAAAAAATGCTGGGGCTTGCTGTGACCACCCTTCGTTCAAGCGAACAATGTACGGGAGATTGTTGCTTAGGTACAGGGTAGGAAAGTCAGGCATGTTTTCTGGGTCGAACACTCCCATGGCGCGTTCCGACAGCTGGCCCAACGGTATGGGGCCGCTTACTGAATAGGACGGCGAGGAAACGGAGGGAATCCAGTTGCTCTGTGCACGCCCCGTATCAACCGGCGTGTTCGCCACAAGCTCACGGTCAATGGCCAGCGCCGCAGTGACCACCGTGGTTTTGTGGTCTTTTTTCACCGCCTCCACAAACTTGGTGGGGGCTACTGTCCAGCGAGATACGCTCATCGGCGCAGCTGCACCGTCAGCGTGGCGTCTGCTGGGTCGCGGGAAATGTTCTTGATCTGCCACACCTGATCGTAAATACGCAGGGCACCACTCTCTTGCAAATCGATGTCCAGCGAGGCCAGCTCAAAGATAGCTTTCAGGTCGCCGGATTTTATCACGCTGCCATCTATTTCGCGGGTACTGTAGCTTACGGCTACACATCGCACAGTGACCTCCGGCTGCACGGACAATACGTTGGTTGCAGGGTCAAAGATTCCGGCCGGCCGGTAGTAGGCCACATTCAACAGGTCGCCCAGTGAGCGAAACGCCAGAGCAACGTTATCCTGAATCAGCTTCTTCATCGCCGAACTACCCTCACAACAGAGTCGCGGCCCGTATTAATCGTGCCGTACTGGTTCACCATCAGCTTCACGCCGGTAGGCATCGCGCCTTTGCGATCGCCTTTGTTGAAGTTTAGTGCGATGGGGCCAACACGCAATGACGTAAGCCCCGTAGCAGGGTCACTCGACAGGTTTTCTTTCAGCAACTCGGCCGCGTATTCCGCCGTGGCTACCTGCAGGAAGTCTGGGATTTCTGTGTCTGTGAAATAAGCGTCCCGGTTATAAACCTTGACCTCTTTTCTGGGCCAGCTCAGCGGCTGGTCGTTCGCCGATGCGATTCCGTACCACGTCACATAGCGGTCTAGCAGCCGTGTGGCCATGAGCAGCGCACGCTTTTGATTCGTCTCGCCCGCCTCATCCCAAGCTGGGACATCGAGCCGCGTGCCTAGAATTACTGTGGCATCACCTTGAGAAACGTAGCAGTTAAAACCTTCTAACGTAGGGTCTGGCTGTAGCATTGCCGTATTCCTCGGATATAAAAATGGGGGCCGAAGCCCCCATCTTACGTTACACGCTTATGCTTAGTCGAACAGTCCGCGAGCACCGGGGCCAGCTTTGATACCGTTCGCAGCAGCCATAACGCTGTCCCAGTTGGTAGACAGGGCCAGAGCCGCGTCATCTGGGTTAGCGCCACCGTTTGTAACGTCCCACTTCATGCCACGCACTTTCATGTTGTAGGCATACTCACCTTGGATACGCATGATCAGGTTTTCCTTACCCGTAACCATGTCGCTCACAATCTCTTGCTGCTCGGATTCGGCAATGGTGCAAGCGCCGCGAGTCAGGCCGAGAATGTTGTACTGGTCAGGCGTACCAGAAGTGATCAGCGGAGAGCTGTCCACAACGATAACCGGACGGTTCAGTGTTGCCACTGTGCCGGTGTAGATGGTCACGCCCGCAACTTCAAACACCTTGTCCGCAACCGCTTGGCGCATCAGGTCGAAGTACGACTTGGAGTGCATCATCCACGCAACAACGTTGCGCTCGCCGTCACCCATCTTGGACAGAATGTCGATCAGTCCAGTGTGAGTAGGCGTACCCGCAGTGCCATCGTGCAGTGCACCAGAGCCAAGAGCCGTGATAGCTGCAACCAGAACACGTGCCGCAGTGTCCGCCATATCAACAGCAGAGGCTTTACCCACCTGCTCGCCCAGCAAGAAAGACATTTCCTGTGGGTCACTGGCAATTTTGCGGAAAGAGTCGAGCGTGTTAGCAACAGGCCCGATCTTACGGTTCACTTTCACGCCGATGAACTCATCCTGCGTCATCGCCGAGTCAGTAGCGTCAGCTACGGACGTGACGTTTCGGCGGGTGATCAGGTTGCTGATGTTCTTAACGAACGATTCCTTCTCATAGTCGCCCTTCAAGCGGTTAGGCTCAATGGTGATCGCGCCCTGAGAGGCAGCGTTAAAAATGTTGGAGTTTTGCTCCAACGCCTCGGAGTAACCACCAAAAAATTCTTCTTGGTAGATTACGAAGTTTGCCTTTGTGCCTACTGCCATGGGGAAGTTCCTCTATTTAACTTGCTTTTTGTGCGGGGGCACTTGGCAAGGCCAAATACGCATCGCGTCCATGTTCACCGATATATTTTGCCTTATCCGCTGCAGTGCGGAAATCAGCTTTGGTACGAACGGTGCCACTTCCCGTGTTTCCGCCACCAGCGTTGTCGGCTCCCCCTCCACCGCTGGGTTTGAATAAATGTGATGCTGTAGCCGACAGCTTCTTACCAAACTCCCGCATTGTCAAGGCTTCTACACCACTCTCACCGTAGACAATCTCGTTGTCTACCATGGGAACGACCTTATCTTCATGCAAACGGAACACAGAACGGCCCCGAGCAATGAAGTCATTCATCGGTTCGCCTTCCTGCACGCCCAACTCGCCGCCTACCTTGCGCAACTCATCTGTGATCAGCAGTGAAGCAAGCCGCTGATCTTTTTCACTCAGCTTTTGCTCGACTTCGCCGAACTTTGTTTCCCACGACTGGTTGTTCTTTTGGATGCGGGCTTGGACGAGTTCTTCAATTTTGGTGGGGTCTGCTTTTTCAAGGTCGGCCTCGCGTGACAGCAGGTTCTGATACTTATCTGGGTCTACGTCTTTAAACGTGCCCAGCTGCTTTTTCAGGTCTTTTACGTTCGTGCGCTCAGTGTCCAGCGCCTTCTTCAAGCCGCCAACGTCCGGCAGCCCTTCTACCTGCAAAGTAAACCCGCTCTTGTCCTCTTTCTCAGAGTAGAGTGCGTGCTGTTCTTCTGGCAGACCTTCAAGTGTTTCTAGTTCAAGCTTCAAACCCATGGCTATATCCTCCCGATATAAAACCAGCATCACGCTGGTGCCGTTTTACAAACTGTCGACCATTATCTTAACGGTCTGGTCTTGGTTTTCACCATTGGTGGCCGTGATGCGGTTTGTCAGGAAATAGGCCATGCCTTCAACCCCACCCGTCACAAACACCTTGGTTCTGGTTAAATCATCGTTTATTTCAGGTGACTCGGTGACCAAAAAAGGCGGCACCGTTGGGCCTTGCACTATCCATGAGGACGTAACAACGTCTGCGCCCTGCAGCCAGCCGTCACCGCCCTCAACATTAAGCCCGTTGCTGTCCCCCCAATTAACACCGACCGCTGTGCGGCCGTCAGGGTCATGTGGGTACTTGTCCATTATGCAGATGCTTCGTACGTCAGCGAATCCACTTCAACCGTATCGCCAGCACCAATGGCCAAACTGGTGATGTTGATGTCAGCGCCGCTAGTGCCAACAGTGCCCGTAATCATCACCGTGCCAGCAGACCGTTTCAACACGAATTTTGAAATGGTGCCACCCACCGCGTTGGTGTCTGCAGCGATAGCGTTTGCCGTAGCAGCACCAGCAGCAGCATCACCAAAAGCCGGTGAGCCGAACGCGGGTTCTGCGACTTTAGCGCTGCCGGTAGTCTGAAATTCGACCTTTCCGCCGTTGAGTTGGTCTACAACGTAGTCAGCCAGCCCGTTACGGACATCGGCTTCATGGGTTATTGCCATTAGATTC